GAGCCTCATCACGGTTGGACTCATCCTCAACAAAATCCATCATACGCTGAGGATCGTTGTTAAAGCGAGCACGAATCTCAGCAGGAACACGTAGGAATTCCTCCTGAGTAGTGCGGATGATATTCATAGCAGTATGAAAATCAGGAATATTAGTAAAGTCACCAGACTGAGGCATACGAAGATCATTAGGAAGCTCGCCAGTTAAACCAAACTTACGAACAATGGTATTGATATCAGTCTCATCCTTAGCAGACTGAATAGCCAAAGACTCATCCTCGCATTTAAGCGAAGAATCCAAAGAAGACGCATCAACGTCATAATTAAAACCAGAACGGAAAAACATAAAAACTCCAATCACTTGTTTATGGTGATACCACCACCACGGGGTTGAAAAATAGCCTTAATCAATTCAATGATAGGCCGGTACTGTTGATATTCCTTACCAAAATTGTCAAACTTTTCAATAGCAGAAATATCAAAATCTAAAAGCTTGGTCTCAGATTTCATCTTAGAAATAGCAGCAGCCAACTGATTGCGAACTTCAACCTGAGTTGAACCTTGCTGAGCCATTAAAGCACCTTGTTCAGCAAGCATATTGACGGCAGCACGAATGCGCCGACCCTCATCAGGAAGATTGGCAGTCTCAGCCTTCAGCTTGTCAATCTCATGATCCATTTTCTGGACAGTCGCAGCCGACTGACCAGCAGATGCCCAAGCCTGAGCAGCTTGACCCTCAATAAGATTAGTCTGAGCAGCCTTGTTCTTCGTATCAGCTTTAATGTTTTCAGTCTGAGCAGAAGCCTGAGCAGCTTGTGAAAAATTAGAACCGGGAGAAGAAACAGCACCAGAGGGAGGCGATCCACCCCCTTGTTGATAAGCAAGGGCAGGGTTTAAACCCGCGGCCTCCATATCCTTAACAGTCGTTTGATAGCGAGATGCAAACTGTTGAGCAGAAAAGGTTTGAGCGTCATCTTGACGATCTTTAGCAAAAAGATTATCAAGAAAACTACCGGCAAGTTGAGCCAACATATTAAAAATGGTCAATCAAACCAGGAACTGAATAAAGCGGCATTGGACGAGCAGTAACACAGTCAAAGAAAGAATCGAAAAGAAACTGTTGTCCATTAGCCGAAGCACCAGCAGCAACCACACGAGACACAGGTGGAGTGTCTTCGATAAAAGTTGAATTAAGAGTAGGGAGTGCAGTAAAACGCTGAGCCAAATGCCAAGCGTCCAAAGTTCCAGAAGCAGTGCTTCTAAACTTGGATGTAATCATAGAAGGCTTGAAACGATACTCAGCCCAACGCTCCTGATAACCAAAAACAGCATTGTCAGTGGCAGGAGTGCCAGTAACGTAAATTTCCTTGTTCAAAACAGCTTGTTCACCAAGCATAGCAAAAGCAGGAAAGTAAAAGTCGTACCTAGTAGACCGTGACCACATACGGTCAAGACCCTGTTGATAAGTCAGGTCAGCACGAATAGAAGCAAGTCCGATAACCATACCATGTTCAGTAAAAGACTGAGTAAAACCATGACGATTAGCAAGACCAGTACCAATACCAGCAAGATTAGCAAGAGGAGTAGTACCACCAGTCACACCAGTGCCAGAAGTCTGGGCAACAGGATTAATAAGAATAGGAGTAGAACCACCACCGAGATACTCAGGACGCTGCAAACGAGCATCAGGAGAAACAACACCAAAATGAGAACGAATGATTTCAGTATAGCGAGTACCACCACGAGCATCACGCTCAAGCAATTTCTGGATCTGAAAAGACTGACGCAACTGGTTAATAGTTGCAGAAGTGGCTTGAGATAAGTCAGCATACAGACCGGTAGCAACACCTAAAGAGGTATGCTGAGCAGCAGTGGCCATACCGGATTGAAAATTACCAGTGCCATTGTTATTAGCACCAGAAGCAGCACCAAGAAGGCCTCCATAACTAGTACCTCGAGTAGGTGAACCGACAGCAGAATTAGAAGCAAGTGAATAAGCAGTAGCACCACCATCACTCAGCAACAAAGAGCGACCAGTACCATAAACAGGAGCAGAAGAACCCAAAGGAAGGGTTACAGCAGTACCACCCTTTTGGGGCCAAGGCAAAGCAGAAGTGAAATAGTCGTGACGTTTACCACGTCTACGAAGAATATAGTTAGTAGCTGGAGAAGCATCAGGGCCATCACCCTTATCAACTACAGCAGCATTCTGAAGGTTTTCATCACGAAACCATTCGTCCCAAACCAAATTATAAGCACGAGTAAAAAGAGCAGAATGAGAAACAGTCTGACCAGCAGTAACCTGACCAACAGTCGGCAAACCCATATAGTCCTGCAACGAACCAATAGCATAACCACCAGCTGGCGAAACCTGTTGAGGTATCACATAGGAAATAGAATCAGAAGGATTATCCTGCTCACCCATAAACCTAACCCAATTTGTCCAAACCAAACGATTGGGAACAAAAAAGAAAAAAGTATCCAAATGCATATTATCCATAACAGGAAAAATAGGCGTGGCAAGACGAGCAAAAGCAGTCATTTTCAAATTAAAAGTATCACCGGGCAAAACCTCATCAACATAAATAGGCACAAGAGAACCAGCATCAAATGTAGTCTTGTGAGTAAATTGACGATTAAAAGAAGCGCGCGGAATATCAGCGCGAGGAATCATTGCAAACTTGTGGGGATCCACAGAACGATTGCGGTGCATCATGATAAAGACCTTTTCAGTTGAGAAGAACGAGCAAGATGAACTTGCTCACGGACAGACAAACGAGCAACGGATTGCTCACCCTTTAAAAACCCGTCATAACCATCAAGCTCACGACGGGCAATAATATCGGAAAATTCAGAGGGATTTTCACGCTCAAACAAAGCATCATAATACTTGGGGGGCTTAGTTTTCACACCATTAACAATGACGTAATCACGGGGAAAAACATCGGAGCGATATTTCTCCAACCACTTAGCACCGATACCGGGTTTGAGAGACATATGATTAAATTCAGGCTCTACAGATTGACGTATAACGCCGTCAGAATCAATAAATTCTGGACAAGAATAATGAGACTTAGCAGCATCGCCTGTAACCTTACTGACACAGTAACGAGCAATATAGGCGGCAGACTCAAAAGTGACAGAGCCAATAGAAGATAAACCATAGGGCCAAAGCTTCTCTAAAAATTCAGACGTATAGAGCTTTTCACCAGAAGAAGACTTACGAAAATAAACCTTATCGGGAAAATCATAACCAAACAAACAAACGTGATAATGAGGACGTAACGTAGACTCACCATACTCACCACCCATATAAAAACGGACAGGAGCTTTAATGTTCTTACGGAGACGTTTCATAAACTTTTGAAAGTCGGCATAACACAAAGAACCCCCTGGCGGGATGTTGGCATCATCATAAGTAAGGGTAACGAAACAGTTCCGGTCGTACAAAGAGGACTCATGCAAACAGCGCATAGCCCATTGCCTAGATCGCTCAAGGCGGCATCCAATACACTGACCACAGGGTAACTCAAGGGTTCCATCAACACCGGCCTTGTTTCGAGAAACAAACTTTACTGAGCCATCTACCATCCTGACGGCGGGCATCGGATGGTAGCAAGGCATTAAAGACGCCAGCCACCACGCATAGGAGACCCGGCAACGTTAGCCTTGGCCACGGTACGCGTATTGCGAGAAAAGGACCTAGAAGAAGCGGATTTGTTGACCGCATGTCGAGATACAGGTTTCATGAGAAGCTCCAAAGTTTGACAAAGAAAGAGACACCTAGAAGGTGTCACCTAGACCAGTTACATCAAGTAGAAAACTGGTCTAGGGGTGATTACATCACCAGATCAAAGCTCACGCAAGTCCTTCGCACGAGCAACAAGGCGGGGCTCAGAAACTTCAATGATGCCAGTAGCATCATCAAAAACACCTACTTCGTAGAGCTCAAAATCGTCAGGGTGACGAGCGAGATCGTCGGTGGAATCTTTACGATTCACCTCATCACGAAAAGAACGAACGGCAACAGCCGTAGAAGGAACAAAAATAGGACGGCCAAAAGCTTGAGCGGCCGAGTCCTTAACAGAAACAATAACGAGATTCATAAAAGCTCCAAATTAAGCAAATTTAGAAACAAGGACATTCACCTGAGCAGCATTGCGCTCATAAATTTCAGCCACATCGGAATTAAGAGCAGAACGAGCTTGACGCTTCATAGAAGCAGCCAAAGCCTCCAAACCCTTACGAACAAGCATACGCTCAGCATCAGACAACGAAATAGCGTTAGTCATAAAAACACTCCAAAAACAGTGCAACATTGCACAAAACAAATTATACACGAAAAAACAAAAAACCCGCCGAAGCGGGAGTTAGTTAGCCTGCGGCAGCGCCTCCATCGGGAGTACCCGAAGGAGGTACAACTTGGACACGCATAGGCTCAGGAACTGGCACAGGGTCCTTCAAAAAACCCAACTTACGAGCCTCATCACGGTTGGACTCATCCT